AAAGTAAGGGTTCTCCCAACAGCGGGAAGTGGTCCGAAATCTTCAGCCGCAACAAAGATCAGAAGCTCTTTCAGATATACGCCATCGGCATATAAACTGCGTTTGTACTGATATCTCTTTTCACGGTCTATCATCTCATTCGAGTCCACCTGAACCAGCATTTTCTTTCCGTTAACGGTATGCTCATCCGAAAACTCATCCTCGTTGATAAAGGTTCCTTTGATATCCGATGCTATCTGATCTTTGAATGCTGACATACTTACCTACTTCTTTCTGGCTTTTGTCTTAGGCACTTTGCCCACTAAGTCCTCTCCGGTACTTTCGGAAACGATTGCCTGCCCTGCAAGCCCCGCTTCCGCTGTGACAGCTACCGCTTTTGCCTTTTTAGGCTTTGTGTCATTCTCTGACTTCCATTCTGCCGTATCTGCCTCAAGCCATGCGCTTACCATTTCTGCATCATTCACGGGAAGCTCTTCCCCGATCTTGTATTGATGCGAATGATACAATATCGGCCATTTAGCGACAAGGGTTCTGGCCTTGTCGCTTTCGTTGATCTGTCCCATGCCGCCCTCCTTAGCCGAGGAGTTTCACGAGGATCGTGGTTGCATCTGCAGTCGCCGGAGCCGCAGCATAGCCAGCCGGAGTGTAAGGATTAGCGGGGTTTCCGCCGTCGTCGGCCGCTTCGGTAATACCGCTTCCATCCCAGTACACTTTTGCACCCTGGGCGATCGCGTTTGTGCTACTCTTGGGCATAGAGAATACACCGCTTACATGAAGTGATCCGGTCTCGCCAACAGCGATGTCCGTTCCTGCAACTCCGATCATCGCGTCGAGTTCCACGATGCTGTTAGCATCGATCTTTGTTGCGCCTACAGCGTCGTTTGTGAAATCAAGTGTTTCACCGCGCTGCCAATAACTTGCTTTTGCCATGATTATTTACCTCCTTTAGATTAAGACAAAGGGTCTGTGATGGTTGTTCCGGGATTCTTTACGATACCGCGGAAATCCATAACGCTTACGCCCCAGTCGAGATAGATATCCCATACGAAGCCCAGCTGTCCGGCAGTCTCCATCCTACGGATGGTGGGAATCTCCTGGCCGTTGAGATAGTCAACCTCAATAGAATCTGTATCAGACTGTGCTCCAAAGAGGAACCACGGCATTGTGTTTCCGTTACCGCCGCAAAGTACGTTGATTGTAGGATCTTCAACGACCTCAATCTGATTAGCGTATCTGTAAAGAGGGTTAACGGCCTGAGTGTTGCCCGCTGTGTTGATGTACTGGCTGTTGAAGAGTTCGTAGAAGTCGAAGCTCATGCCGACAGGGCACACGATCGTAGCAGGGCGAATGATGATAGACTCGTTAAACTGGTCCTTCTGACTCTGAAGGGCAAGAATCATCTTCTGAACTGCCGCCTGCGTTACACCGGTTCCGGTCGCAAGCAGGTTCTTGTGATTTGCATGGAACAGCTTCACCCCATCGTAGATTGTGGGGTTGTTTACGAGAATTTCGTAAACCTGCTTGTTGATAGTCTTTCTCGCAGACGCCGCATACTTAGCGGGAATCTTCGTTACGATGTCGATATCGTCATTGATGAATGCCTGACGGGTAAGAGTGAACTGTCTGCCGTAGGTCTTAAGCTTTCTTGTGGGAAGTTTTGCGTCGGTTCTTGTATCGTGCTTAAGTTCGCCGCCTTCAGGAATCTCAAGGAATTCGCCTGCAGGTCCCGCAAGATAGTTATTGTCGGAAGTCTTGAAATCCTTAAGGCTTCCTTTCTTTGTGAAGCGGTCGAATGTTACAGCTACGTTCTTATGTCCCTCAACATATGCCTTGTTGATGGCATTGTCGAGTATGGCGGGGAACGCTGCCGTAGGATTGAAGAACTGTCTCTGTGCCATGGTGAACAGTTCGTCGCTGCTCTTGCGGTTCAACCCAATATTACCTTCATTTGCCATGCTCTCGATCATAAGGTCTCTGAGCGACAATGCTCTGAGCTCTCTCGCGCCTGCTGCGGGGTTCTTGATGTCGATACCGGCTCTCATAAGAAGAGCGTCGGAAGCGGCGTCTCTGAACTTGTCGGAAGCGTCTGCGGTCACTTCCGCTGTGCCGCCCTGCTGGATGGGACCCTTATCCTTCATGAGTTTTTCCATTACGGCCTTTCTTGCCTCTTCGACGTTAAGGCCCTTCTCGACATATTCTGTTGAATCAATGCCGAAACTTTTGCACATACCCTCGATCTCGCGACAACGTGCACGCTCCGCCTTAATGGCCTCTTCGCGAACTTCTTCCTCGCTCTTTGTCTGTCCGAGATCGGCATCAATCATTCCCTGAAGCTCATCGAATTCTCTCTGTTCTTCATCGTTGAGCTCTCTGCCTGCGGCTTTTGCCGTGTTCAAGAGCTCCTGCTGTCTCTGAATCCACTTTTTTTTCATTTTTTTACCTCCTTGAGTAAATTAGCGTTTATTTGGAGCTGCTTTTCATTGAAGTAAAAGCCGCTTACTCCCTTGCTGTTTTCGTCGTGTGCTCTGCCGACTCCGACCGTAGGATCTGCCGGAACGCTGACAATCGACACTTCAAAGGGCGTCCATTTGATGGCAATGCTGCAAGGTCCGGTGAACCTGCCATCCTTTGACTTCTTTCCTGATGCCACTTCTTCCCATGCGTCCACAACATAGCCTACGGACACGCCCTTAAGCGTTTCGTTTGCAACTTTCTTGTAAACGATATCGCTTTCATTGTCTTCGTCGAATTCAATGGTTGCCTTCCCTCTTCCGTTCTCGACGGATGCTGAAATGATCTTGCCTATAACCTTGTCTCTGTTATGGTTGTACAGCACGCATCCGATCGAATTCAGCCTTGTGAGGTCAACGGCATCTTCCGCATGGGAAAGAATTTCTGTTCCCCACCACCGTTCATACGGTTCTTCCGAAGAAAACGAAAGTTCAAATCTTCTCTCCGCTCCTTCGACTGCTCTTATCGAGCAATCAGACAGACAACGCTGAAGAGTCCCTGCTCTTTCATTCTCCTTCGTCTTTGTCCTGTTCATTGCTATCCTCCTTCTTCCCGAATAGTATGCTTTCCATATCTACGCCCTGCTCTTTTGCGTATTTGATTACTTCGGACATGTCGTTGATCTGGTCTCTCCAATCCCTGCCGTTTTCGGCGGCTATCTGCTTAAATGTCTTCTGGCCCGTGGATAGAGCAATCTTGTTCGCATTGGATTCTTTCTGGGGATCTATCCATGGCTTAGGTTCCTGATTCCACTCATGGGCAAGATATGATTCCTTATCCTCCCAGAAGTTTGGGACATTGAGAGCGCCGCAAAGTACCGCTGAGATCACGAATGTTTCGTATATCTCATCAAGTACTTCTCTGAGCAGTTCCTTTTCTTCGTCGTAGGTCAGATCGTCTTCGATCATGCCCTGACGTGCGGATGAATACGTTGACTCGGACATATCTCTGCTTGTTGCCTCGTAGGATAGTCCCTGTCCCGCTCCGATTAATCTCTGCTGAAGTTTGGTAAAACCGGTTGCGTCGGCTGCCTGGCCTCCGGGATTGACCGTTACGATATCGTCTCCGGCGTTGAGTTCTTTTATCATGCCGGGCGAAAGCATCTTCCCGTCATAACTCACTCTTGACTCATTCACTCCGCTTCTGCCTATTCCTGTAGCGGGAATAGACTTTTTTACGAACACTGAAAGACAAGCCTCGATTCTCTCCTTCACCGATACGGCCATCATGAACTCATTAACATCCCTGATCCTCGATATCGTGGGAGCCATGTCCGACATTTCGCGGAGCTGTGTCGGTCGCTTTTTTGTGAAGTAGAAGATCACATCCTTTGCATCAACCCAAACAGGTTCCCTCATGCCGAAGCCATCGATATCATACTGACTGATAAAGTAGCCCACGGGCTTATTGAAGGAATTGTACTCAATGCCACCCACGACCTTATTCCCGGCGTGTTTTGGTGACATGGCGTTAATGCTGAGTTCGTCAACTTCGATCATCTGAAGCTTAAACGGGACGAAGCCGTCTTTAGTGTACCTTTTTACGAAGAGGATCCCGCCGTCAACTTTCTTTCGTTCAACTGCCATTCGGATGATCTGATTAAGACTCTGGGTTCCGGTCACATCGCAATTTTGCTTTTTGCACCATCTTTTCCATGCCTTATCGATCTGTTTGTTTAGATCCCCGTCTCCTGTTTTGGCCTGAACGCTAAAACCGCTTCCGACTACATTTCTTTTGAATGCGCCGGTCACGGAATTCATTACATCTGAATTGCGTTCGAGGTCCCTCGCTCTTGCCTTTACCTCATCGCGACAAAATCTGTCCGTTACTTCTCCCGACTGATTTCCCACGCGCCAATTCTGGTTGGGCCGATCGAAGCCTCCCGCGTCGTAATTTCTCAACGACTCATACGCCTGTCGGAATGCTTCTCTCCTGTACGCCGCTTCCGGATTAAAAGCGGCGACTATTTTATCTATGAATCCCATGTTTTACTCCTATCTGCCGTCAAAGACGGCAACATAGCAATCATCAAAGAAGGCTGTGC